TAATGCAACATTCTCTGGTGGTGGAGGCGGTGGTTCTGGAGATGCTGCACTAGTTCAAGCTAATTTAGACTCTTTTGCATCTTATGCAAATACTACATTTTCTGGTTCTGGAGGAGGTAATACTGTAACAGCCACTTCAACTAGTACAGGAGATGGTTCAACTGTTAACTATACGCTACCTTCTACAGTATCTAATGCTCATAACGTTTTAGTTACTGTTGACGGATTATTACAAAGACCTATATCAGACTACACAGTAAACGCAACTACATTGACTTTTGCATCTGCTCCTCCATTAGGCACTGAGGTTGACATAAGACAACTTTCAGAAACTGGAGTAGTAAGTATTCAAAGCTATGCTTCTAATGCTCAAATACTTACTAGTAACGTACACTCTATAACAGTTAAAAACGCAAACTTACTACCAACACTTGGTTCAACATATGATTTAGGATCAGAGACTTATAATTGGAATAATATTCATGCGTCTAACATTATTTCTCCTTCTGCGGGATATTATTGGGTAGAAGCTACTTCTAATACAACAATGGGAGCAGGTAAAGCATATTTTGTTGATTGTTCTTCTCAAACAATCACAATGACTCTTCCAGGCTCTCCTAGTATGGGTAATTCAATAAGAATCATTGATGCAACAGGATCATCAGAAACAAATAATATAACCATCGCTAGAAATTCTTCTAATATAATGGGACAAGCTGACGATATTACAGTAAATCAAAATAGAGCCGCTTTTATGCTAGTGTATTATAATACAGCACAGGGCTGGTTATTATCTGAGGTATAATAAATGACAACATCATTAAAAAGAGTTAATTTAAAACTATTATCTAATGCAAATGCTTTTGACGGAGCAGTGTTGTCCTATGTGAGTGCAAATGATTCGGTTGAGTATGTATCAGGAGGCGGATCAGCAGGAGTTGTTCAAGCAAATCTTGATTCTTTTGCCACTTATGCTAATACTACTTTAGCAAAGTCTAATTCTTCTTCCTTTTGGGTTTATTATGATAATGAAACAGCTTTAGACGCAGCCTATATTCATGGAGCTTTTGCACATGTTCACGGTACTGGTAAAGCTTATTTTGGTCATGCAGGAAATTGGGTACAACTTAGAGATGAGACTGATGCGTTAGCAACTACTGCTAATTTAGATTCCTTTGCTTCTTATGCAAATACAGCTATTGCTGGTGCTGGAGGATCAGTAAAAGTTGAGAATGCATCTGGAGTAATTGATACTGCTGTAGCATCTTTAATATTTAGCGGAGGATTAAACGCTACTCCTACAGGTAGTAATTCTAAAATAGTAACAGTGTCAGCAACTTCTGTAGACCTAGCATATCAATTTGCATCTCAATTATTTATTGCAGATGGAACAGCTAATACTTTTACAATGACTCGTTCTGTATCTAATGCAACTAATATGTTTGTAGCAATTGATGGTTTATTACAAACTCCGAATGATGATTATTTTACATCGGCAACAACCCTAACAATTGGTAATACTGCTCCGATTATAGCTAACACAGAAATCGAAGCAAGATATTTAATAACATCAACATCAACCTCTAATTTAACTAATGACTCTTATACAGCAGATGGAACAGCTAATACCTTTACTATGACTGAGACCCCCTCCTCAGCTTCTGCTATTATGGTAACAGTTGGTGGTATTCTACAAACACCAGCAAATAACTATGTAACTAGTGGAACTACTTTAACACTTAATAATACCGCTCCTATTGTAGCAAACACAAAAGTAGAGGTACGACATCTACCATCTGTAAGTTAAAGTATGATTAGTCTTGACTAGATAAAATTTTTAATATATAATAACATATAATCCAAAATTGAGGGGAGATTATAATGAGTAATATAGCAGAAGTATTTAAAAATCAAAAATATATACTTTTTAATGATGTAGTCAGTCGTGAGGTATGCTCCCTTATGACTGATTATTTATTTGTAAAAAGAGATGCAGGACTTTTAGTTCCTCCTGTATCTTTAGGAGGAGATGATAAACAGTGTCCAAAGTCTTGGTCTATTTACGGAGATCCATTGTTTGACACTCTTTTAGCGAGACTAGCCGCTCCTTTAAGTAATCTAATCGGAGTATCTTTAATACCAGCGTATACATACTCTCGTATTTATCAAAACGGAGAAGTTTTAGAGTATCATAAAGATCGTCCGTCATGTGAAATTTCTGGTACAATGACTATCGGTATTAAAGAGGGTGAACCTATTTGGCCTATCTATGTAGGCAAAGACGATGAAGATAGAGTCGGCAAAAAAATAGAGATTGGTCTTGGAGAAATGATGATATATAGAGGATGTGAAGTGCCTCATTGGAGACCTGAATATAAGGGAGATTGGCAAGCACAAGTATTTTTCCATTATGTAGATGCAAACGGTCCTTATGCACAAGAATGTAAGTTTGACGGAAGAACCTCTCTTGGAATTCCAAAAACTGGTAATCGTTCTATAGTAAAAAAACCTTGGGAAGAGTCTCAAGAACTACATAGTATGTACGATAATTTATCAAAAAAGCCTTGGGAAACTACTCAAGAAAAGAAACCTCTTCCAGAAAAATTTGAGTTTAAGGTAGGTGAATAATGGCAAAGTTTATGGCTCCAAGACAAAAACCTAGAACTCCTGGGTTTGTATTTCATAACGCTGAACACTCTAAAAGAGAGATGTATTTTACTCCAGATGAGTGTGATTGGGTTATTGAATACGGTAAAAATGAATATCCAGAATTTGCCTCTGTAGGAGAAAATGGAGGAGAAGTTAGAAGAGAAACTCGTGACGTTTATGTTCGTAATATTTTCATTAACGAAAAAACAAACGGCCTATTTGAAAAAATGATGTTTATAGCTGATGTAACTAATCAACATCATTTTGATTTTGAAATCGCTGGTATTATGCATGGTTTACAGCTTCTAGAGTATACAAGTAATGAGACTAAACAACACTATGATTGGCATATTGATGTAGGAGGAGGTAGTTCTTATGGAAGAAAAATCTCTATGGTAGTACAACTCTCTGATCCCTCTGATTATGAAGGAGGAGAATTACAGGTTGATGAAGGTAAACCTGTAACTATGCCAAAAGAAAGAGGCAGCGTTATTTTATTTCCTAGTTATATGAGACATAGAGTAACTCCTGTTACTAGAGGAACAAGATGGTCTTTAGTCATTTGGGTCCAAGGATACACTCATTTTAGATGATAAACCATAATGATTTTTTAGAAAACATAATGCCTGTACCGATTTGGGGGTTTAAACTGCCTAATTCTGAATCTTTTAATACAGAGCTAATTAAGTTTGCTTACTGGTTAAAAAATAGTTCAAAAGGTAAAAAACGTTCTAATTTTTTAGGCTGGCAAAGCCATGATTATATCTTTGAAGATTATAAAGAATTATTATATCCTTTAATAAGTAAGTTAGATGAAATGAGTTTTGGAATAGCAGAAAAGTTTTCTGAGAGAACAAAAGCTCCTTTAAATATAGATTCTATGTGGTTAAATATAAATCCACAATACTCTTATAATGCTCATCATGTACATAGTGGTCAGCTTAGTGGTGTATATTATGTAAGGGTTCCAGAAAATTGTGGCAGATTAATTTTAGTCAATCCCGCTAGTAGGTCAGAGACCAGCAGGATTAGAGTTAAAAATTATGGGTTGACACCAGAGCCAGGAGCTTGTATAATATTTCCATCATGGTTAGAACATTATGTTGAGCCCAATGAAAATACAGAAGATAGGATCTCAATAAGCTTTAATATATCATAAAATGAGGGGAACATGGCTGATATTACAACAACAAAAGATAATAAAGATTTAGTACAAGTAGCTGAAGAAGCTAGAGGTGTTACTATTTCTGAGGTTTTTAACACTAGTGATATGGCTAATGTTAAAAGTTTTGGCAACTTGACACTAGCAGAAAATGCAAAAAAAGTAGATATAGCTATAGCTAATGTTGCAGAGACTGAAAGAATTTGGAACAGATCTCATTCACAATGGACTTGGAGACATATTAACTTAAGTTACGCAGCTCCAATGAAAAATTTAAGACAAGTTAGTGCAGAAATGACTAGAAAAAGAGAAGCACTAGAAGAAGCAAAATGGAATTATTTAAAGAATGAGATTAAGCTAAAACAAAAAGAAGATAGATTAGATAAAGAAAAAGATGTCTTAAAAAAGCAGTTGTTAGAGATAGATATTGCTCAACTAAAAAGCGGCATGGCTAATGGAATGAAATATGTCGAAGGCGCTATGAAAGATGTATTAACTTTATCTAATTTGTACGATGATTTAAAAGAAAATTATAAAGATTATACTGAACAAGACTTTGAAAAAGAAGAAGCAAGATCACACTTAAAAAGAAGTTTAGTTCAGTGTTTAAGAGATGTTAGACAAAGTGGAAGAATTACAAAAGGAGAGCAAGAGTATCTAGAACAAATAGGAGTAAATCCCGGAAAAATACATTTAGATATGGTTGCTTTTTTAGAGTATGAACAAAAAATAGATGACTATACAGTTAAGCCTATGTATGAGTTTTTAGATGCAATGTGCGAAAAACTTCTTGATCAATTAAAAGTAGACGAAGTAAGGATGAGTTTACAAGGCTTAAGAAATCACTATGATGAGGATGCTCTATTTCTTCCTAAAAACGATTTAGAGGAGAATTCAAATGATAGTTGAATATAAACTTCATAAAGTAAGAGCACGCTCAAATAATAAAAAAACTCCAATTTGGATTGATGACGGTGGTTATTGGTATAACTCAAACAATCATACTTATGTTGGGTGTATTAGTGATAGCGCAGAACATTATATTCCAAATACTTTAACAGTATTTACTAAAGAAACATTTAATAATAGAATGTTATCCCTTCACGCTGTTAGACCGTTTTCAAACACAGATGATAATGGTATAGTAGAGCCACAGGAAGAAATTACAATGACCGAAGCAGAAGTATCTGAAATGGCAAACACATGGTTTGATGCTCAAAGCGCTAAGTGGTCTTAACAAATAATTGAGGGGTTGAGGAGTTCTTATGACAGATAATGAGAGAGAACTAGATCAGCTTCAAAAAGATGTAGAAACATTGCATGATCGTACTCAAAATACTAAATTAGAATTATCTAAACACGAAGCTATTTGTGCCGAACGTTATGATAAAATAATGGAAAATTTTGAGAGACTTCAAGAACAAATTCAATATACTTTTGAAGAAGTACAAGATTTAAAAGTATTAGCTACTCAAGGTAAAACTAGTTTAAAAACTTTAATCTTTATTGGTGTTTTTATATCAGGTCTTGCAGGTTTATTCTATACCTTAATGAATTTGTATAGATAGTATGAGTGATAAATTTTTTAAAATCAATTTAGAAAAACTTCTACATAGAATTCCTATGGTAAATCAGCTTGATTTAAAGCTGAATGAAAGCCAGTGGGGGATGGTTGAAGGTTTAGAGACTAATCGATTTTGGGTACATATATCAGCACGTCGTACAGGAAAATCGTATGCTGCCGCTATTTTAGCTTTTGCTAAACTTTTAGAACCTGGAACACAGGTAATGGTTGTTGCACCGAACTTTTCTTTGTCCTCAATTATTTGGGATTATACTACTCAAATAATCAGAGACTTAGCATTAGAAACTGATAGATTTAATCAAAAAGATAAAGTTATTAGATTAATTAATGGAAGTACTTTTAGACTCCTATCTGCCAATAATAGAGATAGCTTAATTGGTAGAGCAGCTAACTTGTTAATAGTCGACGAAGCAGCAATTATTCCTAATGATGAATATTTTACTAGAGATTTAAGACCTGCTCTATCTACCTTTCCTGATTCTCGTTGTTTATGGATATCTACACCACGAGGAAAAGGTAATTATTTATATGAATACTACTTGAGAGGGCAAGACCCAGAGTTTGAAGACTGGGGAAGTGCTAGATTTACTTGGAAATCAAATCCTTTACTAAATCAGAAAGACATTGAAGAAGCTCGTAAAAGTATGAGCCGAAACTTATTTGGTCAAGAGTATGAGTGTGATTGGGTAACTCTAGAAGGTAAAATTTATAATATTGATGAAAATAAACATTTAAGACAAATTGAAGAAATAAATCCTGGTGATTACAGATATGAGTTTATAGCAGGTCTTGATATTGGTTATAGAGATGAAACAGCTTTTGTTGTATTAGCTAAAAATAAAGATGATGAATATTTTGTTGTAGATGAGTATGTAGCAAAAGAAGGAACTACTTCAGTACATGCAGAACACATAAAAGAAATTGCAGATAAATGGGATATTGACGCAATCTATATTGATTCCGCAGCACAACAAACTAAAGCTGATTTAGCATATGACTATGATATTTATTGTGAAAATGCTCAAAAAAGCGTAAATGACGGTATATTATCTATTCAAAACCTAGTTGATAATGACAAGTTAACTTTTGATATTGATAATGCTAGGCATAGTTTTGATTCAATGGCTGCTTATAGATGGAATGAAAGAACTGAAAAACAAAAACCTTTACATGATTGGACTTCTCACTGTTGTGATGCTATAAGATACGCAATATATTCTAATATGAGAGGACAAGTTAGTATATATGCTTAAAAGAATCCCTATAAAATATATAAGAGATTATATTAAAAAAGAATATAAATACGATGAGTCTTGTTATATATGTGGATCAAAAGAGAAACTAGAATTGCATCACATATATTCTATTTCTGAGCTCTTTCATCACTGGTGTAAAGAAAATAAAATTGACAGAATAGATGATGTAGAGTACATTAAGAGTATAAGAATAAAATTTAAAGAAGATTATAAAGAGTATTTAGATAA